GTATAGTTCGGTACATCGTATGTCAGCTCAAGGAAATCATTTCTATTCTCGCTCGACGAGTAACGTGTCGCTGCGGTAAAGCCCTGAGATTCGTTAAGTTCCATTGGGATCCAACGAACATCAGCAATTGTATCATTGTCTTCAGCAGCAAGGATCTTGTAATAGACGTAGATATTTGAGCCGCTTGGCTTATAAGCAGTCAAGTAAACGCGGAGATCTTCAGCGTCTTGTCCATCAGCAAGAGTTACGATGCGAGTGATATATCGCGACTCAGAGTTTCCGCCAAACTTAACATAATCTTCTGAGCTACCGATAGCGGTATTCGTGCTAATCAAGTTGTGAGTATGGTAGAGCGAAATACGATCAAGATCGATAGCAGGTGAACCTACGATATTTCTACCGTCGAGCTCATACTTAATTTCCAGCGATCTATTTGTAGCCATCGTAGCAGATGAAGCTGAAGTATTCGACTCGATGCTACGGCTGAGCACATAACGAGGAGCGCTTAGTTCAGTATCACCGTTGATATTCACTCTGAAGAATGAAGTATCACGAGCGGATGTAGATGTAGCAATCTTAGCAAAAGCACGAACATCATTGTTTGAAGGAACAATCATGTTAGTAATCAGATTCATGTTATCAATCGTTAGATTGTTAACTGTTGAAATCGTTGCGCTATATCCGTTAGTCTGACCCTTGATATATGTTCCAGCGAAGAAGTATCTATTATTAGCAAATGCTGCACCGCTGTTTACATAAGATGTATTGGCAAGAATCAATCTTGTAGCTGTGTAGTTTGTGTCATCGTAGTAAGACACACGACCAGTTGGATAGGTAGCTGAAGTGATACCACCAGTCGAGTTACCAGCAAGAGGTGAAGTAGTCGCACTTCCGCCTAGACGGAAACGAACTGCTTCTCCACCACGGAACTTAGCTGTGGTTGATACATCGCGGACAACAACATGATTGGCGCTGATAGAAACGATAGTTCCTGTTGCGCCAGAAGTCATACCTTGAACGAATGAGTTACTTGTTGCTACGTTTCCTTTCAGACCATTTCCTGGAGCAAACGTTCCAACTAGGCGCGTCTGACCATGAACAACTTCACCGATCTGTTGTAGTCTACCACCAGTTGCGCTTGTGATAGTCAAGTGGTCACGGCTCGGATTCTTTACAATCAAAGTTCCTACAGAAGTTTTATTGAACTCAGCGTAGTATGCTGTGAACTTCATATCTTCTTTTTCAACAGGTGTATACACACGCTGATTAGATGAAGTGAACAAGACTCCCGCTGCTGGCTGTTCAGAAACTACCGAACCGCCCGCAAGATCCTTTTCTCCAAGCACGGCAGTGAATAGGCTATAGTTTGGATTTCCAGCTGAAGGAATCACAACAATCGCATATTCGTATTCATTCGACAGATAAACTGGCGCTTCAAAATAGAACGGCGTTGCGGCTGATCCATCAGAGCTTGTATTAACATCTGCAGAAGCCACAGTAACTTTTGAGAATGGCACGACTTTAGGAGTGATTGCTCCTGTGAGCGGTTCAACTTCATGAATCTCAACCGTAACTGGACGAGTCGCATCTTTTGTTGCAAAGAACAGATCGACCTTTGTCAGATACATACCGCTTGATCTAGTTTTCGAAGTGAGTAGGCTAGAGATGAACAAAGTCTGCGCAATAGGATCACGATGTTCATATACTGGGGGATCACTTTGTGAAGGACCACCATCATCACCTCCAGAAGGAGCTGGAATTACGCCAACAACATTTGTTCCACTTGAAGTGGTTGATGAAGATGAAGTTCCATAAGTCGTCTTGCTAAGAGCAGTTTGTGTGATTTCAACTGATTTAGTTGTAACTGTAAGCGCCGATACCGTTTGCAGCAAACCTTCAGCTGTATACGTCGCTTCACAAGATGTAGTAAATTGACCGAACGTTGATGAGTTAGTTGGATTATCAACAAAACGCATACGCTTTGAACCAGTTTTGAACTTCAATGAACTATCGTTTGGTAGACGGAACACACCATATGCAGTTTCATCGTTTCCAACCACGAACGCAGCGCCCTCAACAGCTGCTGGCGTAATAGGCGCACCAGTTGCGGTTTTCAATCCAGCAGTAAATTCGGCAGCAGTTAGCTGAGTGATATACTGGCTTACGTTTACTTCATCAAAGAAAGCATATAGTCGTGCAGCGGCTTTCATACCCTGTAACTTGAATAGGATATGACGAGAACGCATATATGGAATGATTGAAGTATCTTTTACGATATTTCCATAAGACTGCGTCGTAGTAACAAACCCAACACCAGTCTGATTACCAGTTTGTGTTGTAACCGTAGGTGTAGCATAGGTGCTTACTGTCTGAGTATTCTGATAGACAATCTGCGAACCATCTGCCTGAGTCTCTGTATACGTTCCACCAACGTTTGAAGTGGTCGTTCCTGTTAGAACAGCCTGACCAGTAAAGCTGGTGATAGGCGCATTGTAAGTAGCAGACCATGTTGATGCAAGATATTCCCAAGCGTCTGTATTCAGATCAATTGTGATATTTGTATCTGGACCTGCAACTGTATCACACCAATAATCGCTATTTGGAATGAGAGCTAGGTCACCAACGAAACTCCAGATAGAACCCGCACAGTTTCTTGTCGTTGTAGCATATGGTTGCTGAACGAGGATCTTGTGTGAGTATGGAAGTGTTACCAGCTTACCAGCAGTCGATAGAGTTACCGATGAAATAGTCTTTGTTCCACCGCCATCGCTACTTGTAATAGAAGCAGCGGCTGCAAAGTTTCCAGTCGCATTTTCTACATAAAGTTTTGCACCAACCTTGTGTCTAATCGTTGCTGTATAAGATCCAGATGTTACTGTTGCTCCAGCAAGGAACGAAGTTGAAGTAGGCGTTGTAGTGAGAACGATAACTTGATCTCGCGATACACCAGCAGGCGTCACGTTTGTGCGAACAACGTTCGCTGAGTTCGCAGTCATCACCAGCGGCGTTTCATCGTTCGTGAAACGTGGGCGTAGTTCACCACGCTCTGGATCGATAGCTACTTTATAGTCGAGATCGAACACATTGCCAACAGCATGTGTGGTAAATGAATCTACGAGGATACCATTCTTAAAGCGATCATTACCATTGTTATCCTGAACCAGCAGATCTTGTGCTGATTGTTCAAGTAGAGTCAATGACGTATAGTATTCAAGACGATCAATACGCTCTGCAATCTTACCGATATCGCGCATTGTATAGCGACGATTGTTAAACTTGCGGAACTTGTTACCTAGATCTGGTCGACCATTACGACGAGCAATCACAGGTGGCAGTGAAGGATATGGAGCAAGTTCGATAGATCCCATTGCCATCACATCATTTGGTGCAGGTGGTGTTGCAGGCTTTTTTGAAGGAACGCCCTTAGTAACAACCAAGCTACCATCAGTATTCAATCCGATGATATCAATACGGCGCAGATAGTATTCGAGATCTGTCGTAAAGTCCTGACCTGTAGGCGAGAAGTGCAATCCACCTGATGGAAGAACAAATGTATTGGATGTCTTAGGATTGATTGAGATATTCGTTAACGTAGTCACCGAGTTAGCAGTGTCCGTCATACGAGGACGTAAGTCGATGCAGTTACGCAAATCATACGATACGCCAGAAGTTGGTGAAACGAACACAGGAATTTCATATGTGTAAATCTTAGTTGTGTCCGTTGATGCTGTCGCGTCATCAACTGGGTATGAGTCTACCGAGAAGAAACCGCGAGAAGCTGTTCCGTGCGTGAAATGATCGAACTTTACAAGAAGACGATCGCTTGAAGAAATCGTAAGCGAACTTGATGGCTTCTTAACAAGACGAGCATGGCTATAATAATTATCAAGCATACCCGTGTCGATATAGAAATCAGAAGTTACGTCAGTTCCTTCTGTCGTAGTAGTAAAGTTTGATCCAGACTTCTTACGAACAGAAACGAGCTTAAATCCGTCAGCAAGACCAAGTGACCATGGACCAGTCGTATTTGCTGTATAGGACGTGCCACCACCAGCACCAACTCTGATCTGAATGAGACGATTGCGTTGGACAGTTTTCGCTTGTTCTTGACCATCAATCTTATTCAGCGTAACAATAGCTGTGGCATCAAGCGAAGTAGAGTTGAGCGTTTCATTTAGATCTAGATCTGCGGTAGTTGTGGGTGTGCCAGAAACTACGATCGAGCGAGCGCCGTCTTTACCATTACCTGCAAGATCAAGAACTTGACCTGCAATAAATCGCTTATGGAATGCTTTGCCTGAACCAGAAGCACTGGCAGTCCCTAGAATGTTGATAGTAGAACCACTAACAGCGCTAACCACACGATTACCACCACCTGTGTGGATATTGATAATGTCGCCAGGATTTACTTTATCATCAACGGTTGCGCTGGCTGTGATTGTGTTAGAACCGCTGACTGTCGTGAGAGTTTCAGTGAATGTTGTCGTGTTACCCGCAGCACGGCTTACAATGTAATAGTCTGTGCGAGTAGCTGCGTCACTAAGCGTTCCTGAACCATCGAAAGTTTCAGAAGTATCACCTGTGGTGATCTGCGCCTGACCAGCTGAGTTGAACGTAATATCAAACGATTTATAGAAAGAATAATCGTTGTTTACGTTGCCAGATGTATCGCGAAGACGCTTGATTGCTTGAGCAGGTAAACGAAACACTGCACGATCGAACGCTGAGTCTGACGTATTTGCGTTTAGACCGTTTGATCCAAGAACGTCGGCTTTACCATAAACAGTTCCAACGCCACCATTGTAACCAACAGACTGAACAGCTGTAAACGACTGTCCTGGCGCCATTGTTACGTCAGTTAGATATAACTTATACTGTGCATTTGGAAGACCAGGCGTTCCGCTGTAGTATTCGATACCACGAACACGAGCAGTACCAAGCTGACCTGTTGGAAAAATTGTAGAAGAATAATTTAACGTGCTAATCGCGTTAGCTTGCTGACCACGCAGAGAAACGACGCTCTGACGATTTACGTCCCAGTTACCAACAACGTTATCTACAATCAGATAGTTTCCATAATCAACAAGAGCTTTTGCCGATTGGAGCGCTTCTGTGTCTGTAGCTTTACTGATATTTCTGCTGATTGAAGCGATACGTTCAATATCGTATCCCTTGACGTAGGCTTTTCCTGGCTCAGCAGAAACAACAAGAAGATTTGTATTACCACCTTGTGCTGATGTATATACGCCTTGATTGTTTCCAGTCTTTAGGTGTTCTTTGACGTTGAGTTCGAAACCAGCTACAACATAATCACCAGATTCATCAGCTGTGCGAGAAGCCAAATAGTCACGAATCTGAGCATATTGAGGACGAGTTGAAATCGACTGAACGACACCATCCTTAACTTGGAAAAGCTCAACGAACGTATTAGATACTGTAGTTGTAAGAGCTATAGAGCTAAGGTTGGCTGTAAGTTTAAGACGAGCGGCGCCAGGGGCTGCATAGTTATATGAACCAGAAGCTGGATCAAGCAGCGTATCGTCTGTCGTTTCAGTTACAATAGTTTCTGTGATATCAAAACCGACACGACCTGAAGCCGTTAGCGAGTCATACTTACTCACAACAACAGTTTGTTCTGGAACACGAATGAAGTGATCTTTAGCGTAAACAATACCAGAGTTGAAAGTTACAGCTGCACCAAATCCAGTTGAACCACCTTGCACGGATGTGATTGTATTTGCAGAATAAACAGTTCCGCCTACAGTATTGATGATTTCGTTGTTGGCAAAGAAACGATATCCAGTTGTATTATTAGCAGCAAGATACTTCACAAACAATGTTTTAAAGTTTGGCGTATTAGCTTCTGACCCATCGTTTACTTTTACGACTGTAGCAAGAACACCAGAGGTCGACCCTTTAACAATTCTATTGGAAAAGTCGGACACTGTGACCGTTGTGCCAGTAGAACTGTTATTGCGAAGTTTGATGTAGCTATAGCGAACATCATAGTTAGATTCAAGACCCTGAACAGTCGAACCTTCCTTGAAGATATGCGAAGCAAAGCGATCAATCTGATTCTGAAGGATTGTCTGCATCTGTGTAAGCTCGCGAGCTTGAACAGCCAATCCTGGACGGAAAAGGATACGATGGAAATTCTTTGTCTCATCAAAGTCATCGTAGAACGGAGCTACGTTGAAGTTCGTTGAGAGCGTGACGTTATTAGACTCTGCAGCCATGATACCTTCCGATTAAAACGTGATCGTCAATTTGAAATCTTCTGTCTGTGCTGGATCGCGGAAAACAGGTTCTCTATTCTCAGTATATAGTAAGAAACCACTGTAGGGTTTTAGAGCAGGAGCAGTTACAGATACGACGTTGGCAGTAAGACCAGATGTCGATCCTCTTACGATTTCACCGACTCTAAATCCACCACCAGTTCCATTTGTTGTTACACGAATAACTTTCAGCGTCCCTTTAGACCTTGCACTATTCGAATTAGCAAAGTAAACAAGACGAGCTTTCGTTCCACTCGTTTGTCCTGTGATAATTTCATCTGATCTAAAGTCACCGCTAACAAGTTCTACATTGACTCTTGTCGTCTGATCGATAACCGAACTATTGGCATAAGAACCATTTGCGAGCAAAGGATTACCGACAAGACCAATGATACGGAAATCATTGTTTGTCGTGAACGTGTTGGATTCAGCACCAATGGTTCTTACGTTAACCATCACGGTTGTTCCATACAACTCATCGACGGGATCAGAACCATGACCAGTTAATGGCGAAATGATTGGATGGGCGACTGCACCAAAACCAGCATTCGCTGAAATCGTCACGTTGGCTGATGAATACGAACGACCATAGTTCACCATCGTAATCTTGCGAACTTGACCGTTGTTTGTATTCGAAACATATGCGGTGGCTCGTGAAGTTGTAGTTCCACCAGAGTCACCGCTAATTGTTACAAGCGGTGAAATTACATAGCGGCTTGATGTATTTGGCGTAACAGTAAACGCACTGTTCACGATGAGTGTGTTATTAGCACCCCAATACTTTACGATCTTACGCAGCTGACCAGAAGCAGCGCCTTCGCTAATAAACAAACCAGAACCAACATAGGTTCCGTCGATAGCAGACGCAGTTGTCTTCAACTTCATCCAAGTTGTATTCGTAACAGTTTGGAATGTATTTGAAGTCGAAAGGTAGTTATATCCATTAGCCAAAATATGAACGTGGAAGATAGCACCGTTGCCAGTAGTTCTAGCGTTTTGCTGCACGGTCCACTGTGAACTTCCATCATTAGCCGTCAGAGTTTTAACTGGAATGTAATTAGTTGTTCTAAACTTAAGAGCTTCACCAGCAGAAACTGTATACATATACTTCCAACGATAACCGTCAGCTGTGCTAATCAGTGAAGTGCCAGTTCCTGTTGGCATCACGGTTGAGTTAGCGCCACGATTGTTGTCGATGCACTTGTATACGTTGCCATCAGTTGTGTATGTGTAGAAACGATCACCATATAAATCAGGATTTACGTCATCGAATTCATAATAGAACTGATTGCTCGCCCAATCATATCTTGTCACAACATGAGACACATCAGAAGTTTGAACTTTCTTCAGTGACATCATGTTGCGCCAGATATCATAGTAGATATTCTGATAACTGTCGTCAGGAACGGGAGGAAATTCGTCCGACCACAGTTTACGAATATATGCGTTTGCGCCAGTAGTGATAGACGAGATTGGTCGAGGAGACACAACCATCGTTTGACCAGTTAGAATCCTACTAACTCTTACTGTATATGGAGTTGTATATCCATTTTGATATTGACCAGTGACCGTAATACGATCACCTACTGCAAGCTCTGCGTTGAAATATGTTCCCTGCCCTACGATTGTATTACTCGTGCTTGTAGTTTTCACGGTTCCAGTGATCGGAATAGCGTTTGCGAAAGCAAAGCTCTTTCCGATATAGAAGTAATAGCGTGTAGGAACCGCTTCACTTACCGATTCAACGAATTGAATCGCTTGATGAATTTTGAAATGGCGGGGAACAAAAACAGTCATTATGCAGACGCTGTGTATGTGATGTTCAGAGTATCACCTGCGGTAACAACCTTGTCACCAACTGTGAAGAGACCAGCAGAATACAGAGTTCCTGCGGTTCCAGCCTTTGTTGAGTTGTTCGCAATGAACGCACCCTTAACAGTTCCGGCGATGCTCATCGAGAACACAACAGCGTTTGATGTAGCCTTCGAACCACCAGAAGCAGCAGCGAAAGTGATCTGACGGCGTGTTGACTGTGAGTATCCAGGAGCAGAAGCACCGTTCTCACCAGACTCTTTCCAACCGCCATGTGATGACATCGTGTCACCAGCAGCAATGGCTGAATAACCGTTAGAAGCGATCAGACCCATATACATCTGGGTTGTCTGCGAACCAACAGCTGTTCCGCTGAGATAAGCATTCAGAATGGCGTTCTTACCAGCTGTCGTAACGAGGTTAGGGAATTCTTCCGACCACTTGACTTGACCATTCTTGTCAAGGCAAACAGCTGTATAAGTTCCGTGCAGATCAACTGATTCTGTTGACCCAGCGCCGCGAGTAACAACTACGTTCGTAGAGTCACCTGTGTTAATCTTTTCAATGGACATTATAATGTTCCTCCTTTAGAATTAGGTATTGGTATTTATATCGAAAATCAAGTTCTATTTACAGTATCATCAAGATTTAGGAATGGCGTTACAAGCACATCAACATTAGATGTCTCGTATGTTGAGATCAGTGTTGAAGCATATGGATTGATTATGCCGCTCTGTTCAGCGATAGCAGCAACCTGATTGGCTGTTCCAGCAACGCTATCGGTTGACGTGATTGTTTCGGACATAACAGCGCCAAGTATAAGATCAGCACCAGTAGAATCGGTTGATGTGATCGATTCATTTCCAGTTGTTGCGCTAGTCACACCAGCACCAACCACACTATCCGTAGCAGTTACAGATTCAGTTCCAGATGTCAGATTGACTGAACTATAAGTTCCAGCAACACTATCCGTAGCTGTAATTGATTGTGTGCCAGATGTCAGATTGACTGAGTTATAGGTTGCTGTAACAGAATCTGTGTTATTGACAGATTCAGATACAGAGATCGGTATTCTATTCGATCCGACGAATGAATCTGTTGATGTAATTGTTTCTGACAGATCTCCTGTAGCATAAGTTGTCGCCGCTACGCTATCTGCAGCAGTAATAGCTGTAGAGTCGACCGAATCAGTTTTAGCTGTGCCACCAACAACAGAATCGGTTGGTGTAATTGATTCTGTAGTGACTGCAGCAGAAATAACAGTTCTACCGACAACAGTATCTGTAGCTGTGATACGTTCGATATTGGTTAGGCGTATAACTTTTGGCGCTTCGTCAATAACTTGAGCGCCAGCTGTAATTGTAGAGTTAATTAGATAGTCGCCAAACATCTTTGTTCCTGCTGGATGCAGGATCGATTTGACAACATTCTTATACTTGTTTAGAAGCTCAGACACACGAATAACGTATGAGAACTCTTGATAGTAATCGTTATCTTGTAGCTTGTTGTTCCAGCTTAGGAAACCCTTAGTGTCGATGTAGCGTCCTGGGAACTGAATGATACCAGACGGAATCGGATAACCATACCCAGAAAACGTCTTTTGGCGTTTCACATAAGTCGTTACCGCAGAACCAGAAGTGTTTGCGCTGGATTCAGTTGCGGAAATAATAGTGTTACCCTGCGTGACGTTGCTGATTGTAGCTTCATCGTAACGACCGAAGTTAGATCCAGGCGAGTTGATTCTTAACTTCTTAATTGTTCCGAACGCAGTATTTGATACGACAACAGCATTGTTACCATATCTATTTCCGTAACCATCAGATAGATTCAAACTAGAGATGAATGTATCTACGATACGAATAGTTGGTAGGGTCGTGTATCCGTATCCAGGATTGATAAGCGCAAGCGCATTGATAGAATACAGTTCGGTCGTGCTAAACGTAAGCGCAGAAGTCAAGCGAGTATAGACATTTGCTGCGGCAAGACCGATGTATCCATTAGCGCCACTTACGGTTTGGATTGGCGTAATAGCAGAGACAAACGATGTATTGCTGGTGATGAGATGCACGCGCATCGTGTTAGCAACACCTTTCACGCGAACGAGATCACCAACCTTGAGCTGTGTTTGGAATTTAGTTCCAGAACCTGTGACTGTGTTCGACGCTCCAGATGTCGTAATAGAACCTGTTAGTTTCGTCGCAACCGTTGATGAGTTTGCGCCATAGCGAACGAAGAACGGACCTTCGTTTAGTCTTACGTTCTTTACAGAACTGATGAGGTCTGTATTGATCGACAGACCGCCAATGGTCTGCTTCTTGAAAGAAGCAATACCAACCTCGAAGTCTTTACCATTACCACCTGTTACAATGACTTTGGTATTTTCTTTGGTATATCCACCACCAGTCTTAGCGATCTTTACAGTTACACCACCACCTAAGTTAGTGAGTTCTGTAATAGTTGCAGTTGCGTCTTCGGTTGAACCTGCGCCGCTGATTACGACTGAGTCGCCAAGATTATGAAATGAACCACCGCTTTGAATATTGACGTTGATGATAGAACCAACCTGCGAGTTAATCGTAGCATAGTTCGTAGGGTCGCTTACATTATAGACGCGCTCACCATCAAGGAATGTGCCAAGGATATTTTCAGCGGTCATATCATAGACTTGAATACCAAGTGCTGTAGTGCCAATGATATCTTGAATGTATGCAGTTGCACCAGAAGTCACACCTTTAATCGTGTTACCTTCAAGGTTGCGGGGATTCTTTGCAAATGGTGCGGATACGCGCAGACGAGTTTCGCGCTTCCATCTACCATCAGATGCACGAAGGATATCGTCGCCTGGATAGTATAGCTCGATCTCTTGACCATAGAGCGCACGGAACAGGAACTTATACGATTCTGCAGAACCACGAGAGCGATAGAACTCGCGAATGTGTTTGGCTAACAGACGCTTGTCGACCATAACGTCTTTTGGAATGTCGATCATAAACTCTTTGCGGAAGTATTCCACAAAGGATTCAATTGTTCTGTCGATATCCAGATTGTCCTTGAGTGCACGAATGGAGTTGACAGGATTACCTTCCTTCTCCATATACTCAAAGTATGCTTTCATGAAAGCGACAAACTGCGGTCCCTCTTCGCGAATGAATCCAGGAAACTGGGAATCAATCTGCGAAGAAATCTTTTTGAGGACATCTTCCGAACCTACGATTGCCATTAGAAGTTATACAGCTTTCTTGATGGTGTTATCAGAGTAGCAGCTTGACCAATCGTCTCAATGTTTGAAGCCTGAGCTACAACAGCTCCAGTCTTGTCATTGATGATATTGACTTCACACTGCGACATCAGAAGAATCTGATTTCTAATCGGTGAAATGTTTGGGCTTAATGGAGTAGCAATAACAGAGAGAACATCTCCAGTATAAGACGTCGGCACAAAATTATTTATGTAGACTATCCCAGCGTCATAATCGACCGTTCCTGCTGTGTAGTTCGTGTAGACACGACCGAGCTGACCAGCAGCATCTGCATAGTAGATACGAACTGTTCCAAATCCGTTATCGTCAAAGAACGAATCTTTGTTTGCGTAGATGAACGAAGAAGATGTTACGCTACCATATCCAGGATGCTTCGAGTTACCAGCGATAAGTTCTTTCGTTCCGAGGCGCTGAATCTGGTTATTGAAATTCAACGTATAAGAATTCTGTCCAGACAGATTTGGTGTAAACGTCTTTCTTAAACGAATCTGAGCATCAGTCGTCTGAATCGACTCGTCTGTATTATCGATGTATTCAAGAAACTTCGAGAAGCGGAAGCTCTTGTCGAACGATGACATATAGTTTGTTTCAAACGAAACGACACGATCTGCAACAGCTGCTGCAAGTTCGCCAGGAGTCTTAGTTGTCTGCGCTGGGTCGTAGCGAACGTTGATATAAGGAACGATATAGAGATACGTTGGATCAATAACCTCAACATCAATCGACTGCACATTATACTTGCGAATATTATTGATGATCTCATTCTTACGATTGATGGAGAATAGCGTTGTATTCTTTGGCTTAACAGCGACGAACACTTTGCCGTAGATTGGCGGATCGTTCTCTTCACCACCCCATACGGAAATAGATTGAATGTCTGGATTCTGTTCGAGCAGAATGTTCTTGTAATCCTGCTGAGTTACGCTACGATTCTGCGTCTGATACATGCGTGGAGCATTGAAACGAATCGACTCGATACCTTCGATGTCTGCACCACCAGATGCGCGTCCGATCGGCTGAATGTTAATAGCATTCTGTCCGTCGATTGTCGTATTGATTAGACTGAAAGTGTTAGCGCCATTAGTCAGCTTACCATTACATACGCGATATGAGATACTAACAATAGATCCTGTTGGCGGTTGATATCCCAATACGCCATCACCGAATGCTACCTTGTATCTCTGATTACGATCAGCTTCAACGAAGTAAACCTGCGCGGTGGAGTTAACAGTAAAGATATCATCAGCATGAATGTATGTCTGAGTATTGCCGCTTGCTGTTACAGAGACAGTGACACTTGAAGTATCGACCATATCATTTGGTAGAACGAAAGATGTATTTGAAGTGCGATTAAAAACATAGCGATGAGTTAATGGTTCACCTTCTGTAACTGTAATGTAATCAGAGAAACCATTATTCGAATTTGCTGAGATCGTATAGGTTTGCGGCGTAACGAACTTATACGATACACCATTCACCTGCGTTAAGAACGCTGTATTCTTAGGAACGTTGATAGAACGGAATGTTGCGTTTGCTACACTGAGCGTAAATGTCAATTTAACATTAGCTGAAGCGCCACGAGAGCTGGTGGGGGTGTAACCAAGCGCCTTAGCAAGCGATACTACGCTATCATAGTTCTGTGCTGTATCAAGGAAACTTTCGTTAGCCAGCATATTCGCATAGAAACCATTGTAGTATGTGTTGTATGCAAGCAGGTCGAGCAGCGTTCCAAGAGCAGAGTCATTGAAGTCGTAATCTAAAAACTCGTTTTTCGACGCAATGTAATTGCGCAGATTGGCGCGAATCACGTCAAAGTCTAATCCTGTGACTACGAGATCTGTATTGATAGCCATTAGCGAACCCTATTGAGATTGATGTCAATTACCGAATCGCTAAGTGTAATAGCACTACGGAAGCGGATGTTGATGCTTAATGTGTTTCGTTCTGATGTCTCTCTTACGCTGATTGAGTAAGGATCCAACATAACTCTTGGTTCATAGTTTCTAACAGCTGTTTCAATTTGAATACCGAAGTCAGCCGCACTAACTGTGCTGAAAAGATCGAACAGTCGCTTACGAACGTCACCACCAAACTCTGGACGGAATGGGCGCTCGTAGCGATTCGTCAAGACAAGATTCTTAAGACCCTGCTTAATAGCTTCATCACCCTTCTTTACAAGCAGTTTGCCTGTAGATGGGTGAGCACGAAACGAAAGATCGAAGTCTTTACTAGAGACTTTTGGGACTGGAGTCGAGAGTTGTCTTCTTAGCATACCTTTTTCCTTTTTGTTATTTATTCATGAAAAAAGTCTTGACAACTAACGATTTAGCCGCTATACTATGAATTGTATTCAAACGGTGCTAGTGGCAGTATTAGCC